CGACAAGATGGTCAGCAACATCTCAGGCAAAGCGGTGGAGATGATTCAGACCCGCGTTGATATGCAGTCATTTATCTACATGAGCAACTTTGCAAAAGGCATGAAGCGCTGCGGTGAAATCTGGCTGTCAATGGCCAAAGAGGTCTACATTGAGGACAAGCGCAAGATGAAGACCATTACACCAGCCGGTAAGTCTGGCATGGTTGAGCTAATGAATCCTATGATTAACCAAGAATCCGGCGCTCTTGTTATTGAAAATGACATGAGCAATGCGACGTTTGAAATTGTGGCTGATGTTGGCCCATCTAGTTCAAGCAAAAGACAAGCTACCGTTCGCGCATTGACCGGCATGTTGCAGATTACCCAAGACCCAGAAACCGCGCAAGTCTTGACCGCTATGGCCATGATGAACATGGAGGGCGAGGGCTTGGCAGACACCAACGCTTATTTCCGCAAGAAGCTGCTCCGCATGGGTGTTGTAGAGCCAACCGATGCAGAGCGCGAAGAACTTATGGCAGAAATGCAAGGCACACCGCAAGACCCCAATGCGATTTACTTGCAGGCAGCCGCAGAGGAAGCCACAGCTAAAGCGGCAAAGGCTCGCGCTGATACAGTCGAGACCATTGCAGACGCAGAACTAAAACGCGCTAAGACGGTCGAAACCCTTAACCAAGTTGACATAGACACGCAAGAGCTAGCAATTAAGACGCAAGAGCTTGCAATTAAAATGAGGGAAAGCGGGATTCCACCAGGGCAAATGGAGCCAACGCCTGGCACCACTGTAATGATTGAACCAGAGGCTTAAATCAATGGCAGACCCGAGCTTTAAAGACATTGCCTACCGTACAGCGGCAGGTGGGTTTGGTGGCCTTGTTGACCTTTCTACTATGCTCATGCGGCCATTTGGCTACAAAACACCAGACGAGCAGGTGCTTGGCAGTAGCGAATATTATGGGAAAAAGTTAGAAGACGCTGGGATAATAAGCTCGGCACGCGCTCCATTTACCGAGTTTCTAGCATCAATGGTAACGCCAGGCGGCATTGCCAAAGGTGCAGCAATAGCAGCGCCGATGATAGGCGGCATGTTTGTTGGTAAAGGTGCGAAGACATGGGATGCTTTGCAAGCCAGCGCAGCAAAGATGCTGGCTGATACAGGTGTTGACGCTCGCACTATCTGGCAACAGACCGGCACATGGAAAGGTTCTGACGGAAAGTGGCGGCAGGAAACCATGCCCGAAAATACAAATATTAAGGAAAATTTATATGAAACAACCCAAGAAGGCCCCTTCTTCAGAGTCCAGCCAAAAGGTTTTGGAGAAGCTGGACAAAAAAATATCGGAATACGAGAAGAAGTACAGCAGCAAAACATTATCGGAGGAACAACTGGAAGCATTGTTCCGCAACCAATATCGGACGAGGCGGTAAGTCAACTATTAAGTACGCCAGATAATTTTGTTCGTAGAGTGGCTAATGAATTTACCCAAAAAACATCTGGGCAAAATTATGAGTTACCTCAAATGCCGACATCAAGTTTAGCCAAACAGTCAGCAATAGGTAGGACGTTTCAATTGGCCGCTGAAGGTGGTGATTCATATAAAAATACTATATTCCAAGAATAAGGGAAAAAATTTCCACAGATGGTTGAATCAACTGGCGCAAAAAATTATGACCAACTTTTAGAGGCTTCGTATTTACAACTTGCAAAAGAAACAAAAGACCAGTTTTATTCATTGCCTGTGAGTTTGTCATACCACCGAGCAGGGGAAGGGAACTATTCCAGCAGCAAAGAAATGCTGAAAGATGTGTATGGAAACAAACATTTGTATGTTTATCAAGGAGGCGACCCTCACGATTTTCTAAATGCGGTTGACCCAAACACAAAACTTAACACTAATGAGATGTTCCGCGCAGTGCATGATTTTTATGGCCACGCAGTACATGGCAATCAATTTGGTGCAAAAGGTGAGGAAATCGCATACGGGGCACATTCACAAATGTTTTCTCCATTAGCACGAATTGCTATGGCAAGTGAGACAAGGGGGCAAAATTCGTTTGTCAATTACACACCAATAAATGCAGAATTAAAAGCAAGAATTAACAAACTTAACGATATACGTTATGAGGCAAGCAGAGGAGGAAAATTAGATGATGTAGCTGGAATAGACAAACTACTTGGTGAAACATGGCAAAATTTCCAATTTGCACCTCAAAAAAGCGTGATATTGCCGCCAGAGTTTTTAGACCCCTTATTTACTGGAGGTATGCCAAACTACATTCAGCCTTTGATAGTACCAAAATTGGGCACAACAACCTCTGAAACATTGACGCATTTTAGCCATGACCCTAATTTGGCGTTTCTTGACCCAAGTCGTTATGGGCAAGGTATTAAAGGGAGAGAAATGGAAAGGCTATTAGAGTCAGAAAATCCAGTCATGCAAAGGTCTTATGCTTATGTGGGTGACCCATCCAAAGTGCGTAAGGAGCCTGGTTTGGGTGTTTACCAGTACGGCGCAGAAAGTCAAGGTTTGTATAATTTTGCATCAGACCCACTAGATTTTAGAAAATTAGCTATTGAATCCAGTCGTGTTCCATTTACTTCAAAATACAATAAAGGGATACCAGACCCCGCACAAGCCTTTACTGATGTTGAGCGTATGATTAAGGAGTATGGATACACAGGTGGCGTGAACCCAGAGCAGGGAACAGCCATACTATTTAACCAAACTCCTGTCAAAAGACGAATTCCATAGATGATTGACAAAAGGTAAAAATTTAGTCAAAATTACACACAAACGGCATCCACCCAGCCGTTCAATGGGTGAGTTTGATGGGGTCAAAGATGAACAAGGCAGAAGTGAGCGAGAACGAAGACGAGGACGTGGTTATTGAGGAAGAAGTTGAAACCAGCGAAGCGCCTAGCGACGAGTTGGACGATGAAACCGACGACACCGAAACCGACGACGTTATCGTAAGCATTGGTGAGGAAGCGCCACCTCCCGAGGAACAGACTCAAGCCCCAGAATGGGTACGTGAGCTGCGTAAGACCAACCGTGAGCTACAGCGCCAGAACCGTGAACTGCAAGGCAAGCTACAAACCACTACGACCGAGACCAAGCCAGTCATTTTAGGTAAAAAGCCAAGCCTCGAAGATTACGACTATGACTCTGAAAAGTACGAAGATGCATTAACTAATTGGTTTGACAGTAAACGTCGCGCTGATGAAATAAACGCCAGACAAGAAGCTGAAGTTATGACTCAGCAAAAAGACTGGCAAGCCAAACTGGACGGCTACAGCAAAGCGAAAGCAGAGCTGAAGGTCAAAGACTTTGAAGACGCTGAGGCCGTGGCCCAAGAGTTGTTCAGCGTCACCCAGCAAGGCGTTATGCTTCAAGGTGCAGATAATCCCGCATTAGTGGTCTACGCGCTCGGTAAGAACCCAAAGAAGGCTAAAGAGCTGTCCGAAATCAAAGACCCCGTAAAGTTTGCCTTTGCGGTAGCGAAACTGGAGAAAGAATTGAAAGTTACGAACCGTAAGGCAGCCCCGCCACCCGAGAGAATTGTGTCAGGTACTGGCCGAACATCTGGGGCGGTGGACTCAACCCTTGAACGGCTGCGAGCAGAAGCGGAGAAGACTGGGAACATGACGAAAGTCATCCAGTACAAAGCGCAGAAACGAGCAGCTTCCAAATGATTTATTTAATTTAGGAGCCACTCATGGCAAATTCATTTTCCAAAGAAGAGCGCGTTGCGTTCGAAGACATCCTCGAAGGTTTCCAAGACTTATTGGTTTTGTCGCGTCACGTTAGCGTGTACAACACAAACCAGACTGAAATGGCTCGTACCAACGACACCATCTGGAGACCTATGCCTTACATCGCTCAGTCGATCGACAGCACACCAGGCACCAGCATTTCATCGTCTTACCAGAACATGACCCAGTTGTCTGTGCCATCTACCATTGGCTTCAGCAAGACTGTGCCTTGGACTATGACAACGCTTGATCTGCGTGATGCGTTGCAAGAAAATCGTTTGGGTGAGTCAGCCAAGCAAAAGCTCGCATCCGACATCAACGTCGCGATTATGAACACAGCAGCCGCCCAAGGCACGCTGGTTGTTCCAATTGGTGCTGCTGCCGGTGATTATGATGATGTCTCCTTGTGCGACACCATCATGAACGAGCAAGGCGTGCCTGATTACGACCGCTTCTTGGGTCTGTCAAGCCGCGATTACAACGGTTTAGCTGGCAACTTGTCACAAGCAAGCCGTTCGTTTGGCAATGCTAAGTCTGACAAGGCTTACGAGCGCAACTTTGTTGGCATGGTCGCAGGCTTTGACACCTACAAGTTTGACTATGCAAACCGCATTGGTGTGGCTGCTGGCAGTTCCATCACTATTGCAACAAATGGCTCACAGGCTGACTTCGTTCCTCAAGCTACATCGACCTCGGTCGGTGGACAGATCAACGTTGACAACCGTTACCAGTCTGTTGTTGTGTCTAGCACCACTGGCATTGTTGCTGGCGATGCGTTCACCATTGACGGCGTTGAGGCGGTGCACCACATCACCAAAGCGTCTACTGGCCAACTAAAGACATATCGTGTCCTTAGCGTGACCAATGGCACCACAATGGTGATTAGCCCTCCAATCATTGGCGCTACAAACTCGCCAACTGATGCTGAGTTGCAGTACAAGAACGTGGAAGTAGTTACCGAGTCGGCAACCGCAGCAATCACCTTCCTAAACACTGGTGCCTCGGCAATCAACGTGTTTTGGCAGAAAGATTCGCTGGAAATTCTCCCAGGCCGTTACGCCATCCCAGCCGATGCTGGCACCGCAGTGATGCGTGCCACCACCGACCAAGGTGTCGAGTTGGTCATGCAGAAGTTCTACGACATTGATTCCATGACGATCAAGTACCGCTTGGATACTCTGTTTGGCGTGGTTAACAAACAGCCAGAAATGAGTGGAATTTTGTTATTTAATCAATAACCTAAACTAAGAGATGGGGCTTCGGCCTCATCTTTTATTTTTTAAGGAGTGCACCATGCCATTGACCAAGGGCTACTCATCCAAGTCCGTAAGCAAAAACATTGCAAAAGAGATGAAGTCAGGAATGCCTCAGAAGCAAGCTGTTGCCGTGGCACTTAATACTGCACGCAAAGCAGCCAATAGCGCAGGCAAGCCCAGCAAAGCACCCAAGAAGGCCGTGAAATGAAGACCGGCTTGTATGCTAATATCAATGCCAAGCGTGACCGTATTGCGGCACAGAAGGCCGCAGGCAAGACACCTGAGCGCATGAAAAAGCCTGGTGCAAAAGGCGCACCAACCAAGGCTGACTTTGTAGCATCTGCGAAAACTGCCAAGCCCATGAAGGCCAAGAAATGAGCGACTTGTTTCCAACTATGCTGTATCGCAGCCCAGGCCCACATAAAAAGCCAAGTGGCGGCACGTATGCTTACACGGGCGCAAAGACGCAAGAGGAATTCGACGAGAAACTAGCCACTGGCTGGTTTGCATCATCTGCCGACGCTATTGAAGCCGCAGGCGACAAGGCTACAACACCAAAGAGGGTTGCAGACTGGCGCATCAAGCTCAAGGCCAAAAAGACCAAGAAGCGCAAGCCATCCAAGCCACTAGGCTGGAAGCAGGTAGAGCCAGAAATCAAGGCGGTGCCTGAACCAGTCATTGATGACGCAGCACCAACCCGCGCAGAGCTAGAGGCCAAGGCGAACGAATTAAGTATCCGCTTTGACGGTAGGACAAGAGACAAAAAACTGGGACAATTGATTCAAGACAGATTGACCGAACCGACTACGGGAGAATGAAATGGGATGGACTAAGCGCCAATTCGTCACGCAAGCCTTTGAGGAAATTGGCCTTGCCTCCTACGTTTTTGACTTGACCCCAGAGCAATTGCAATCCGCACTGCGAAGGCTGGACACTATGCTTGCGGCATGGAACGCGCTAGGCATACGCTTAGGCTACCCTCTGCCATCAAGCCCACAGGACAGCGACTTGGACGAGCAGACTTACGTGCCAGACAGTTCAACTGAGGCTATTTACACCAACCTGGCCATCAAACTGGCACCCAGCTACGGCAAGCAGGTTATGCCAGACACCAAAACAACGGCCAAAGAGTCTTACAACACTTTGCTGTCTCTAGCCGCTATGCCATATGAGCAACAAATGCCTGGCACAATGCCAGCAGGCGCAGGCAATAAACCGTGGCGCGTTTATGACAACCCATTTCTTCGCCAGCCAGTTGACCCACTTCTTGCAGGTCAAGACGGTCAAATTGAATTATATTAAGGTTTAAATCATGCCAACCATCAATCAACTCGCAAGCCTCAGCCAAGTCTCTGGCGGCGACCAACTCCCGATTTACGTGCCAAACAATGGCGATGCTCGCAAGGTATCGGTCAGCCAATTGCTGGCCTACTTTCAAACCGTATTTGCAGCACCAACCGTTTCAACCACCCTGTACACACCTGGCGCTGGATTCAATATCACTGTGCCAACGCCGGTCAGTGAGCAGCAATGGATGCTTATCCAACCCGCAGGCACATTGGCCACAGGAACCGTCACCCTGCCACTGAACACCGGCGTGCCTGATGGCACTCAGGTGCTGATAACTAGCACGCAAACAATTACAGCGTTCACAATTGCGTTAAATGGCGCGGCTGCAATCTTTGGGGATGTCTCCACTATTACTGCTGGTAATGCTGTTCAGTATCGCTACTATTTAGCGACCAATAGTTGGTACAACATCACTAACGAGGCAGCGGGATTTGATGCGGCAATTCAAGATTTTCTAAACAACCCAACAAGCGCCAATTTGCTTGCGGCAATGACCGATGAGACAGGCACTGGTTTGCTG